TCACATTTACAATGTATTTAGACCAACGTTTTAACTCAAATCTGCGGGATTTGTTGGCGGAGATGGCAGATTGGGTTAATACAGGTGTAGCTGGTGAATTGGTTATAGGTAATCGTTCTTACGGATATAATATGTGGGTTTGTACCAAAATGGTTGAAAAGTTCAAAGAAGTAATACACGGCGGTATTATTACGAGAGCAGAAGTAGAAGTCACATTGGAGGAGTGCTGAATGTTCACTGTTGATTTATCTGTTGAAAAAACTCAAATGACATCTGATGAAGTGTCATTATTGCAAAAAAATATTGCATTTTGGTTAAACACCCCGAGGGGAAGTCTACCGCAAATGCGTGATTTCGGATTGAATTATGATGTTATAGACGAACCACTTCAAACATTTAAAATGAAAATAACTGTTGATACAATTAGCAAAGTGCGTGAGTTATACGGGGTGAAAATAAAAACAATCAATGTAACTGCCGATGAAAACGGCAAAGCAACTTTAAAAATAACGATATGAGGAGGAGTAAAAAATGAAAGCTACATATGTGCAAAAAGGCGAAAATATCAATTATAAAAATCCGACAGAGGATAAAATAACGCTCGGCACACTGATTATAATTGGTGCGATATGTGCCGTTGCGGCGGATGATATTGAACCGGGCGAAATAGGAACTGTTGCAACCACAGGTTCTTGGAATGTTCCAAAGGATAACACAGCAATAGAAATCGGCGAGAAAGTCTATTACGACAGTGAAAATGATGTTGCAACAAAGACCGCTAAAGACAATGTTATAGGTTATGCAATCGAAATTGCAGATGCCGAAAGTTCTACTGTAAAAGTTAAATTGAATGGTTGATAATATGGATTTCAAGGAAATATTGCAAGATGATATTAACAATGCGTTTTTGGATAGTTCGGAATTTGCAGAGGTACATAATTTAAACGGTCAAGAAGTTAATATTGTTATTGATGACAATGTGACTGACGGAACAGAAACAGGAATATACGGAATATCTCAAAAAATTGATGATGGATTGTACAAGGGCGATAAAGTCATTTATATCTCGACCGAAGATACCAAAAGACCTCCGCCCGGCAATATGTTAGTATTGGATAATATCAGATATACCATTGTTTCAACGACCGAACAATGCGGAATGTATATGGTCGTAATCAGAAAAATAGGCGTGAGGTAAAGACAATGGAAGTAGTAGTTCTTGTTGAAGTTGATGAGGCATTACAATATGCCCGTCAAAAGTTGGGTGCAATGCAAAAGAAAGCACCGCAAGCGGTGAGAACCGCATTGAATAAAACTGCACGAGAGGCAAAAAAACAAGATGAAAGAATAACCAAACAGACATATACCGCCAAGGGTGATATACATTCATTGCAATTCAAAAAGGCTACAACGGCTAATTTGCAAGCAATTTTAAAGGATAAGGGTTCTAATATATCAATGTCACATTTCAGAACGTATGTCGGCAAAAAAAGAATTTCTGCGGTGATTAATACAAAACACGGTAGAAGAAACCTCGGCAAATACGGGAATAAAGCATTTTTTTGGAATACGATTTTCGTTCGTGAGGGACAATCAAGATTGCCGATTGAAAAAATGGCATCTATATCATCTCCGGTTATGCACGGTAACGATAATACTTGGGGAACAATCGAAGATGATGTAAGAAGCAAGCTATACGAGAATATAGACAAGGAAATTGAAAGGATATTAGGATTATGACGGAAGTTGATTTGCAAAAAGAAATACGAAAAATTATAGTTCAAGAATTAATACCCGATATGAAAATTTTTGAGCCGAATACATTTAAAGGATTTCTTCAAGATATACCACTTGACCTTGGTTACGGTGATGAAACTGAAATTGTTGATAAAAACGTTCCGTGCTGCATTGTAAAAATAAATGCAGGGGAAATAAACGGAGCAAGTAAACCCGAAACAGTTACGGTTGAAATAATCATTGTAATAAAAGATGAAAGCGAAGATATGTCGGGTTATCAGACGTTGATGGTGATTATCAATCGTATACGAGATTATTTTACTGCAAATGTTGGCATTCAAAACAAATATCGTATGAAATATCCGATAAAATGGGGTATTAATGATAATACAATAGCACCGTATTTTGTAGGTAATTTGATTACACAATGGGATATTGAGCGTATGCCATTTCATGACATTGCAAGGTTTTTGTAATAAGGAGGTTACAACATGGCAAGAACGAAGAAAGTAGATACTGAAACGACCGTTCAAGAAACAGTATCGGAAGAAATAACAGAAGTTTCCGCAGTTGAAAATTCAAATGAAGCGGCGGAAAGTCAGGACAAGCCTGAACAAAAAGACGGACAAAAAATATATATAGGAGTATCAGTACCGGGAATGAAATCGGGAACGGTATTCACAGGGAAAATTCCGAAAGTGATAGATGTAGATTTTGTGCGTGAATTATGTGTGCCAATTAACAAATTAAGTGAAACGCTGAAAAAGAAAGCTGTTACCGGAAGTCGTGTAGCATACTGCTATCAGCAATCGGCAAAGTTGGCACAGCAACTAAAGAAATAGGAGGTTAAAATAATATGGCATATTTACACGGAGTATATCCGACAGAAAAAAGCGAAACGGCGGTATCACTATCGACCACTACACAAGTACAAGTGGTTATCGGTACAGCACCGATACATATGTTAGACAATCCGTCAGAGGCGGTTAATAAGCCTATACTTTGCGAAAGCAAAGAGGATTGCTATAAAAAGATTGGTTATTCAACCGATTTTTCAAAGTACACATTGTGTCAATCAATGTTTGCATCGTTCTTTAAAATAGGAGTTGCACCTGTTGTGTTTATAAATGTCTTAGACCCGGAAAAGCACAACAAAGAAGTAACGGACAAAGAATTTGTTGTACAGGATAATTCGATTTTGATTGACGATGCAGTTATTTTGTCAACGTTAAAATTAACGGCGGCAAGCAATACAATTTCTCACGAAGATTATGTGACCGAGTGGGTAGATGAAAAGCTATCGATTATTTTCAAGAATAAAATCGAGGGCAATGTTACGGCAACATACAAGAGCATTGCACCCGAAAAGGTTACAGAAAATGATATTATCGGTTCATATGATACTGAAACGGGAGTAAGAACGGGTACAGAGTTAATTAAAATGGTGTATCCGATGTATGGTGTCATTCCGTTTGTGCTTATTGCACCGGGTTGGACAGAAACAGATACCGTTGGTGCGGTTTTAGAACAGAAAACCGAAGAAATCAACGGCTGTTTCAAAGGCATTACCATTATAGATTTGGACAGTCAAACAAGCAAAACACGTTCAGCAGTTATAAAAGATAAACAAGCACGAACAGTAAATGCCAACACAATAGCCGTTTATCCAAAGATAAAAAAGGACGGATATGTATTATCATATTCTGCGTGGTTGGCTGCAATTATAATGAAACAGGCAACGGAAAATGAAGGCGTTTTCTGCAAGTCACCATCTAATATCAATATTGATATTGACGATTGTATCACCGCAGACGGTACAAGAGTTTTGTATGATGGCGAAGATGGAAACGAATTGAACGGTGAGGGTATTGTAACAATCATTGCCCGAAACGGTTGGTATACATGGGGTAATAATACGGCGGTATATCCCGAAATTACCGACACTAAAAGCCGTTGGATAATGGCACGTTTGGCATTTGCATTTGTTGAAAATGAATTTATAATGTCAAAAATTCAGACCATAGATACAGAATTGTCGCCGAAAAACATTGAAAATGCAGTAACCGAAGAGAATATCAGACTTGCTGCATTAACGGCAGGCGGATATATTTTGGGCGGTAAGATGTTATACGACAAGGCAGATAATTCAAATGAGTCTATCCTAAACGGACAGTTTAAATTCAGAACGCAAATTGCTACAAACATTCCAACAGAATTTATAGAAAATACGTTTGAATTTGATGCGGAAACCGTGCAAAACGCAATATTAGGAGGTGAGCAGTAATGGCAACAACAACCATTCCAACACAAATTATTGATTTCAATATATATAATGCCCCAAACAAATTGATAGGTGCAGGTGATGAAGTTACATTACCTAAAATCGTAAGTAAAACATATACGGCGGCATTGGCAGGAGGCGATATTGACCTGCCGGGTTTAACTACGGAAAATATGGAAATGGAAGTACCGTTTAATGTCTTTGACAAAGAGGCGGCAAGCACAATGAGCATTTCCAAGGTAAATACTTTAATAATTCGTAGTTGTCAGCAGAAAGCGGATACAAAGACACATAATCTGTCTTATGACGGATTAAAATTGACTATTCGTGGTTTTACCAAAGAAGTTGATTTAGGAACATTAAAACGTTCCGACAAGATGGACAGTAAAATCACAATGACACTAACGTACATAAAAATTGAGGATAGTTCAACGGTATTCCTTGAGATTGACAAATTCAACGGAACATTTATTGTCAACGGAAAAGATGTCAGAGAGGGAATAAACAAGTACCTATAATGATGCAACGATTGCGGAGGCTACTATGGGAAAAGAATTAGAATTGGCGATTAAAATCGGCGGTAAAATTGATAAGTCGTTAGGTTCGGCAATCAACGCCGCCCAAAGTCAATTAAATACCATAAACAAGAGTTTAAACGGAGCAGGAATGGCGATAGCCGCAGGAGTGGCAACGGTAACGACCAAATTAGTAGTAGACAGTGTTAATACATATAAAGATTATCAATCTGCATTAAACAGTGCGGCGGCAACAGCAGGTGTAGAACGTGGAACAGCGGAATACGAGGCTATGAATGCTGCCGCACGAGAGGCAGGACGTACAACTGTTAAAACAGCACAAGAGAGTGCGAATGCACTTGAATATATGGCACTTGCCGGATGGAGTGTTGAAGATAGTACAAAGGCATTAATGCCCGTATTAAAACTATCTGCTGCAACAGGTGCTGACCTTGCGACTACTTCCGATTTGGTTACTGACAGTATGGCAAACCTCGGATTAGGTATTGGCGACTTAAACCATTATCTTGATGTGTCGGCAACAGCAAACAACAAATCAAATCAAACCGCTATGCAATTACAAGAGGCGTATTTAGGTGTTGGTGGTGTACTAAAAAATCTAAATTCACCGATTGAGGAAAGTGCTGCGGTTTTGGGTGTATTGGCAAACAGAGGTACAAAGGGCAGTGAAGCAGGTACGGCGTTAAATGCAATTCTTGTTAATATGCAAAAACAAAGTGGTGATGCGTATGAAGCTATGTCAAAACTTGGTGTGTCAATGTATGACAGTAGCGGCAAAGCACGTTCAATTCTTGATGTATTCCAAGAAATATCAGATAAAACATCAGGAATGACAGAAGAAAATCGAAATTTGATGTATCAAATGATAGGTGGCAAATCGCACTTGGACAGTTTTGCTAAAATTATGCAAGGTTTTACCACAGATACGGCAGACGGGCAAAAAGAAGTATACTCACTTGTAAATGCCTTTAAAGATTGTGACGGAGCATTAGACAAGCTATACGGTATAAAAACCGATACGCTTGAAGGTTCGTTAGCAACATTAAACAGTGCATATGATGATATGAAAATATCAATAGGTGAGTCAATCGCTCCAATACTGAAAAATTCAGTTGAGAATTTAACGGCGAAAATACCCGATATTCAAAATATTATCATAAATTCATTAGAGAAAATCATACCTGCGGCATCTAAAGTATTAGATTACGTTATTGATAATGCTGATAATATTATTTTAACAATAAAAAATATTGCCAAAGCGTTTGTGGGTTTTAAAATCGCAAGCGGAACAATTAGAGGTATCAATGATATTATAACGTTGTTTAAGGGATTATCTCAAATCAGTTCAAAGGTTGGACTTGCAAAAACCTTGAGCGGTGTTATCGGTTCACTTACGGGAATTTCAACTGCCGGAGGTACTGTGTCGGGAGTTATAACAGGTATTGCAGGTTCGTTTGCGGCAGCCGTTGGACCTGCAACATTAGCGGCGGCGGCAATCGTTGGATTTGCAGCAGCAGTAAACGCAATATATGAGCATAAAAGGAATTATGCAAACGGTATGAATGAGGCGGCAGACGGCATAGAAAAAGCATCTAATGCACTTGTAAAATATAACGACATAGCGGCGGAAGTTCCTCAACTAAGAGAAGTTATAAGCAATCCCGAAAGTTCAACGCAAGATGTAGAAAATGCAAAATCACGTTTGCAGGAAATTGCGGATTTATTATCCAAAGAATACAATTTGACTATCAATGCAGATACTTCATCTCTTGAAAATGCGGTTAATATGGCACAACAACTAAGTCGTACAGAATTGATAAATGACAGTAGCAAATTAATCAATACGGCAACTAAAGGTGCATCGAAATACAAAGAAGATGTTTCAAGTATGCCGGGACTTATAAATCAGCAAAAAGCATTGCAAGACCAAAAAAGTCTGTATCAAAGTTTGCAAGCAGAGGCAGGAACATATTATACGGCATTTTCGCAAGGTCAAACATCACAACAACAATACATCGATAAAATGAATGAACTTTATAATACCGCTCGTGCAGCAGGTATAGAGTTTCACGATTTAGGAGATGAGTTGACAGTTTATAACGCCCTCGGTTTTCGAGAGCAATTAAGCGGAGGTTTCTTGAAAGTTGATAAAGAACTTACCGAAGTTAATGATGAACTGGCTACTGCGAATAGTAACATAACCGAATTTGACGAAAGCACAAAAAAAGCAGGAGATTATCTTGCACAAGCACTTGCAAATGATGTAGTCAATAAAAATGCTTTTGGTAGCGAGTCAGACGTGAAAATGCTTGAACAACTTGGTGAACAAATGGTTATAGCAGGTAAAAATACTGATGCAGTAGCAACTCA